CGACGTCGACCTCAATCTCGGCGAAGGCCGCGATGCTGCCGTCGCTTATGACCGCCGCGATCGTCGAGCCCGCGCCCGACGTTCCGCCCACCGTCTCGCCGTTGTCGATCGTGATCTTCGTCGAGAGGATCGTGGTCCCGCCCTCGTTGAGGTCCACGGTGAAGGTCGAGCCGCTGGACTGAGCCGTCGAGAGCGAGGCGAAGGCGCCGACGACGTTGAACGCCGTCGGGTACGGGTTCCGAAACTTCGCGACGTTCGTGCCCGCCGCCGTCGGCGTCGTCTCGTCGCCGCACGCGATCCCCAGCGGGATGAGCGGGACGCTGTCGTCGACGTAGGCCTTGACGGCCTTCTGCGTGGCGAACAGCAGGTCGCTGTCGGCCGCCAGCGTCACGTCGGTGTCCCCCAGGAGGGACAGGATCGCGTCCATCAGCTGCGTGTGGGTGAACTTGATCACGGACCCGCCGACCTGGCCGACGTACAGGTCCGCCCCGACCGGCGGCGACCCGGCGGCGTCCAGGCCGCTTGGCTTTTGGTTCGCTGAGTAGGTCATCTGGTCACTCGATCCTTAGGCGGTGGGTGGCGTCGATCAGCAGGAAGTAGCCGTCGCCGATCTCCAGGTAGAAGGCCGTCACGGAGCTGAGCTCGGCGAGGACCTCCGCGGCGAACGAGACGCCCGGCGAGAGGTGGGCGACGACCTCCGCCGCGAACGGGTAGGCCGCCACTGCCGCGCCCTCCCCGAGCAGGTGGGCGACGACCTCCGCGGCCATCGAGCTCGTGTCGGGCGGCCCCTCCTCCGCGTCGCCGTCCAGCACGAGCCGGCCGTTGACCCGCCAGTAGAGGCCGCTCGAGCCGTTGATCGGCGCGGCCACCATCGGCGAGGCGAAGAAGGCGCGCCACCAGCTGTGCCCCGGCGCGAGGTTCTTGAGGTACGCGGAGAACGGGCGCCGGCCCACCACCAGGATCCTCTCGAACCAGTCGTCGACCTCGGCCATCTGCGCCTCGGTCAGCAGCCACTCGAAGTTGACGTGCCACTGCTCGACGGTCTTCGTCCGGCGCGACCTCGTGTGGCCCGTGCCGGTCCCGAGGTGGTCGTAGACGTCCCCCTCTTCGAGGGAGTAGTCCGCGCCGAGGAAGCACTCGTCCCCGGGGACCAGGATTCCCGGGAGGCTCATCCGCGCCGGGCGTTGCCGCCGTTCTGCGAGATGCCGCGCGCCTGCATGGCCGCGTTGATCGGGCTGCGCCCCTTGGCGATGTTGCCGGCGATGCGGCCCTCGATCCGCGACATGAAGATCTCGACCTCGCGGCCGTCCGGCCCGTCGCGCTCCTCCTGCCTGTCCACCCTGGTGCCAGCCGGCGCGTTGACGACGACCTTGACGTTCGGCCCCGTCCCGCCGCCGGCCGCTGGGTTGTAGGCCTTGGGCACGACGGCCTCGCCCTTGTGGAGGAGCGTGATCATGTCGCGCTGCACGAGGTTCGTCCCGCCGGCGGCGCCGCCTCGCGGCCGGCCGGGTATGGCCCCCGTCCCGTAGTCGGGCGCGGCGGTCGACCCGCCGATGACCCCGCCGATGGCGCCGACGATGTCCCTGATCACCTGGTTCCCGGAGTCGACGAACGGCTGGATGATCGGGCGCAGCACGGTCCGGCCGAACTGCGCCTTGAGCTCGTTGACGAAGATGTCGGTGAGGGACTGGCCGCGGCGGAAGCCGTCGAGGATGCCCTCCTCGATCGAGTCGCCGAGGGCGTCCCTGTAAGAGTCGCCAGAGCGCTTGGCCGCGTCCTTGGCGGCGGCGTCGATCGCCTTGTCGTTCCGCTCGGTGAGCAGCGACTCGCGCTCCTTGAGCGCGTCGATCTCCGCCTGCAGGACCTGCAGCTGCTGCTCGGCGACGCCGGTCGCCTCCAGCCGCGTGAGGGTCAGCTCCTTCTCGGCGCGGGCGACCCGCGTGGCCTGCAGCTCCAGGGCCCGCTTGCCGTCCTCGTCAAGGCCGAGCAGCTCGATCTCGCGCTCTATCTCCCGGTTGCCCTTGGCGATGCCCTCCAGCTCCTCCACCTGGGCCCTGTGGAGCCTGGTCGTCGTGGCGACCTGCGCGTCGCGCGCCTCCTTCTCCGCGCGGACGAGGTCGAGGTGCCTGGCCTCCGCGAGGATCTGCCTCTCGAGCTCCGGCGTGATGCCCTTGATCCGCTTCTGCTGGATGTCGGCGAGGGCCTGCTCGTAGGCCGTAAGCTCCTGCGTCTTCTCGATCTGCTTCTTGAGGTTCTCGAGGTAGCGCTGCGCCTCGCTCTCCGCGGCGGCCTTCTGCTGCTTCTGCGCGCCGTCGAACTTCAGCCGCGGCTTGCTCTCGGCGGCGCGGCGGAGTTCCGCCGGGCTCTGGTTCGCCGGGTCGAAGAGGGTCCTCGCCTCGTCGCGCAGGCGCTGCAGCCGCTGGCTGAAGAGCTCCGCGCTGAGGATCTTGTCGATGTCCTCCCTGGCGGCCTGCGCGATGGTCAGCGCGCGGCGCACGTTGCCTGACTGGTACTCGACGACGGCCGCCAGGGCCGCGCCTATCCCGACGCCGATCGCCTGGAAGATCCTGGCCACGCCCTGGCCGGCGTCGACCACGAAAGCGAGCGCGCCGACGGCCTTGTCGGCGAACTCCTTGACGGGGCTCTCGCCCGCGAGCTTCTTGCCGGCGGCGTCCACCCCGAAGAACTCTGCGGCGACCTCCTTCGCGGCGCGCGTGAGGTCGTTCAGGGCCGGCAGGACGTCGACCACGGCCGCCTCGGCGTAGGCCCTGATCTGGGCGGTCAGGCGCTTCTGCCGGTCGCTGTACTCGTCGGCGAGCTCGATCTGCTGCTGGGTGAGGATGACCTGGCGCCCGCCGGAGGCCTCCAGCTCCTTGAAGACGGTCAGCATCTGGGCACCGTTCTTCCCGAACAGCGCCATGGCGACGGCCGTCTTCTCCGAGCCGTCAGCGAACCCGTTGAACGCCGCCGCGAGCGCGTCGACCTGCCCGACTGGGTCGAGGTCCTTGAACTTCTCTATGGGGATGCCCAGGGCCGAGAGGGCGGCCCCGGCCGCCTTCGACTCGTCGTCCACCCCGGAGAGGTTCTTCGTCAGCTTGTTCATCAGGCCGGCGAGGTCCGCGACGGACGTGCCGGCCACCGCCGCGATGACGGAGAGGGACGCGAGGGCCTCCGCGCTCGCGCCGGTCTGCTCCTCGAGGTCCTTGAAGTCCCCCGCGGCGGCCAGGAGCTTCTCGAAGGCCACCACCGCCAGCGTGGCGCCGGCGGCGAGCGCGATGCCGATCGCCTTGCCCGTCGCCTCGGCCTGCTTCTGGAAGGCCTTGAGGCGCTTCTCGGCCCTGGCGGTGTCCGTCTCGAACGAGCCGGTCCGCATCAGGAGGTCGACGATGATCGAGCCTGCAGCCATTTCAGTTCTTCCGGTTGGGGGGAGTGACGCCGAACGTCCTGAAGACGCTGAGCTCGGCCTCGCTGTACCCCTTCTCTGGCGGGGTCTCGCGCGCGAGCCAGGCGAGGGCCTCGCCCAGGTCGATGCCGAAGGGCGCCGACGCGACGAGCGCGGCGGGCCTGTAGTACCTGTGGTGGTCGTCGAACGGGTGCGCGTTGTAGAACGCCACCCACGACTCCACCTCGGACGGCATCATGGACGCCTGCAGCTCGCGGATAGTGCGGCCGCCCAGGGCTAGCGCCAGGACGTGCCAGAACCAGTCTAGGCCCCGGGCGGCAATCCTTTTCCCGCGTCGCCCGCCTTGCTCACGTCGACGATGAGCCGCACCATCTCATTGACGACGCTCGAGCGGAGCTTGCAGGCGTCCTCGCCGGTGAGCGCGAGCGTCCCGTCTGGGTTGCACAGCGACCGCGCGACGAAGCGGGCGGCCGCCGCGTCGCGCTCGTCCGGGTCGTCCGAGGTGGACTCCCGGACGAACCTCGTGTAGACGACGTGCGGCACCTCGCGGAAGTAGACCTTGTGCGACTTGCCGCCGAGGTTGATCTCCCGCTCGTGGACGTCGTCGGCCGTGAGGAAGGCCGAGTACAGCGCCGACACCTCAGGACCCCGGGATGAACGGGATCATGGTGACCTCGCCGGAGCGCTGCAGCGTGAGCGTCCCCCGGACGATCTCGTTCGTCGCGACGTCGATGCTGACGTCCGAGATGTACGCGTCGAACAGGAAGGAGGTGCGGTCCATCGGCGGCTCGAGGATGCCGTCGCTGTCGAGCGTCGGGTCGGTGTCCGACTCGCTCAGGCACATCATCCACGGGAGGGTCCGGCCGTCGGCCTTGAGGTCGAACAGCAGCTGGTGGGAAGTCTCGCGCGGGATCAGGTTGAACGGCACGTTTACCTGGCCGGGGTTGCCGAGGCCGCGGACGTAGGTCTTGTCCCCGAGGGTGTCGAGGCAGGTGTTCTCGATCTGGTCCGCGGGGCCGCCCAGGCCGGAGATGCCGGTCGGGCATGCCAGCTTGACGATGGCCGGGTCGCTGTCGAGCGGGTTGATGAGGAACAGCTCGGTTCCCTGGGTCTTCACGGTTCCGACGGTCATGGTTTGCCTTTCTGGCGGTTGAGGGGCCCCATCGGGGCCCCGCGGGTTGAAAAGGAACTCTGGCGGCGCCCGCTCAGTCTGGGCGGGGGTGCCACCAGTCGAACTCGAGCGTCATCCGGAACAGCTCGGTCTCCGGCTCGCGCAGGTCGACGGGGACGGAGGTCATGTGCGCGTACGGCTCGAGCGCGTCGCGCACGGCCTCCGCCATGCTCTCGACGCCCCTGCCTGTGTCGTGCCAGCAGTCCACCTGCACGGCCATGCGGTCAACGGGCGGGGTGCCGCTGAGGTGGTTCTCCGGGACCCCGTTGACGAGGAACCACGTGATGTACGGCCGCTCGGCGTCCTGCGGCGCGCGGCCGTGGCGGTAGATCCTCGCCGGGCTGGTGCCCACGATGGCGCGCACGTCGGCGGACGCCTTGAGCGCCTGGAACACTGGAGGCAGCATCCTCTATCTCCCCTTGTTCTGCGCGGCCAGCCTGCTGACGATCCGGTCCAGCCCGCGCAGCAGCTCCGCCTCTATCACGGAGATGGCCTCCCTGCCCTTGGTCTGCACGGCCGGCCTGACGAAGGGCTCGGCGTCCTGGTCCGAGGTCCCGTACTCCAGGCGCGCGGCGTTGAGGGTGGTGGTGGTCGAGGCCGCCTTCGAGCGGTCGGGGTAGATCTTCCGCTTGACGCGCACGATGTACCTCTCGCCCTTCCCGGTCTTCGGCGCGCGGCCCCTGGTGACGATCAGGTTCTTCAGCAGGAAGCCGGTGGACTCCCGGCGCTCCCCGTTCACCTGGTGGCCCATGATGCTGCGGAGGTTCGCCTGCTCGGCCTTGAGGATGACCACCGCGCCCTTGCGCAGCGCCGACTTCACCGGGCCGCCGCGCTTGCTCACGACCTCGGCGGGGAGGCTGTGGAGCGTCGCGAGGACGCCGTCCACGCCGCTCAGCCTCATCTCTACCTTCATCGGCTGCGCCATCACTGCTTCTCGGCCCTGAAGAGCGGCGACGCCCCGGCGAGGCCGATCTGGCGGGCGCCTGGCCAGCACTCGGAGATGACCCTCAGCCACTCGGCCGCCGGCCTCTTGCTGATGTGCAGCTCCCGGCCCTGGCGGACGTCGGACCGCTCGCTCGCGGAGACGGTGACCGTCTTCCTGGCGACCCTCAGCATCTCCCGGAGCGCCGGCCTGATGTCCTCCTCCGTCAGGTGCTCCAGGACGTCGAAGCAGGTCACGTGGTCCACACTGGAGTCGGCGTGGGGCAGCGCGTGAGCCTGGGCGTAGACCACGCGCTCGTTGAGGAGGTAGGGGACGACCTCGGTGCCGGTCGCCTTGATGCCCAGCTCCCTGGCGTACCGCAGGGTTTCGCCGCGGCCGGTGCCGACGTCGAGCAGGGTCCCGCCGCCGAGCGCGGCCAGCACCTCGCGTACGGAGTCGCGCCGGCGCCGCCCCATGGCGTAGGCGGGGCTCTTGTACGCCCTGACGTACTGCTTGATCTCCTCGTCCCGCTTGTGCGGCGTCATGTCCAAGTAGGCCTCCGCGTCCTTGCCGATCCACTTCCTGAGCAGGTCCCCGTCGGGGTCCCTCGACGACCCGAAGTCCGGCCTGTGCCCGCTGTCGATGCCGCCGCGCCCGGGCAGCCCCTTGAGCCCCGTCACGTAGGCGCCCTTGATCATCGCCTTCGTCACCGTGCTCTTCCAGAGCGGGCCGTCGAGGATGGCCGGCCCGGAAATGCAGAGCTCGCGGAACTTGACCAGCGCCTGGCCCCTGAAGCCGGTGCAGCACAGGCTGGCCCTGGACTGGTTCACCAGCTCGCCAGCCCGCCGGTGCCTGACGTTGTACTTGCGGCACAGCGACTGGCCGACCAGCTCCCTGCGCTCCAGCGCCGCGGCGAGGGCCTCTAGCCAGCCCGGCGCGTAGTGCTCGTCGTCCTCGAAGACCGTCACCCTGTCGTCGTGCCTGACCTTCCTCAGCGCCACCCGGAGGTTCTTGCGCTGCGTGTTGGCCCCAGGCTGCCACCTGTGCGCCGGCCTGACGTGCTCCAGCCGCCAGTTCGGCGGCAGGTCGGCCGGCATCGCCGTGGCCGGGTCGCAGTCGTCGACCACGATCCAGCGCACCAGCCCGCCGTAGGTCTGCCGCCTGACGTACTCGCAGAGCAGGGCGAACGACTTCGGCCTGCCGCCCGTCGGCGTGATCACCACCAGCGGGGCCGTCACAATGCCTCGCGCAGGTCCGCCCGCCTGAAGCAGGTGAGCGCCGTCGACCTGGAGCAGTTGACGACGTCCACGCCGAGGGCCTCGAAGTCCTTGGCCGCCTGCTCGTACCACTCGCGCCAGCGGTGGAAGCCAGGCTGCCTGTTCTGCAGGTGCCGCGGGTGCGGCGGGTGCCAGTGCCCGCGCCCGTTCGGCCAGGACTGGTCGTACCCCAGCATGACGATCTTCGCGGCGCCGAAGTGCAGCGCCAGGTTGAGCGCGGCGGCTCCGCTGTTCATGCCCCACGCTATCCTGCCCGGCGCGTTCACCAGGCCGGGGGCCGCGCGCTCGAACGGGATCGGGTGCACGTACATGTTCCTCCAGGTCGGGTGGCCGCACCAGAAGAAGGACGACGTGGACCGCCGCAGCTCCGCGAGGTGCGCCTCGTACCAGTCCTCGTCGTTGCTGTAGACCACGTCGGCCCAGGGGGCCATCCTGAAGGTGGTGTTCACGGCGATGGTCCGGGCCTTGCCCTGCACGTAGTCGGCGTCCTGCTGCGTCATGGAGGGCCCGCTCGCCAGCACGGCGACCGTCCGGCCCCTCCACTGCTGCCAGTACTCAGAGCTCGGCCTCAAGCGTCCCCCTGTCGAAGCAAGTCAGGCTGGTCTCCCGCGACACGTTCACCACGCGGACCTTCCGCCCCCTGGCGTGCGCCGCGGCGTCCTTGAAGGCCCTCGGCCACTGCGGCATGGACCGCGCGTTGCTGAGCCCCGGGCCGTGGTCGGCGTGCCAGTGCTTCCGGCCGCCAGTCTCCTGGCAGTCGTAGCCCAGCATCAGGACCTTGTCCGGCCGGCCCTCGACCGCGAAGGAGAGGGCGCAGGCCCCGGAGTTCCCGAATCCGCGCCACCAGCCGACCCCGTACGTCGTCTCCGCGCCGTACTTGTGCGCCCCGTAGGCCGTCGAGACCTTGCGGCCCGCGAAGGCCGACTCGACAACCTCCTGGCCGTGCGCCTGCCACCACTTCATGTCCATCGCGAACAGGACGCTGGCCCAGGGCGCGAGCCTGAACGTCGTGTTGGTGACCACCGTCGGGTGGCCGGACGCCCTGACCAGCTCGCAGTCCCCCTCGGTGAGGCTGGGCCCCGAGGCTATGCAGACCACCGTCCTGCCGCGCCAGTCCGGCCTGGCGGCCCGCGGTATCCTTGCGGCCGCCACCGCCTCACTGCCCCTCGCTGACCCCGGACGAGCAGAGCAGCGTGACGTGGGTCCTGCGCGAGACCGAGTCCTGGATGACCGCCTCGATGTTGTAGGCCGTGCCGCCGAGGAGAGCGCGCATCTTCGGGTCGATGCCCGGGCGGTAGCGCACCACGATCCGCGTCGTGACCTTCGAGTGGACGGACTGGGCGGCGATCAGCTCTCGGCCGGACAGGGCCGTGACCTCCGCCGGCACCCTCGAGCCGACGTCGAAGGCCGGCTCCCAGTGCTCGTCGGTCTCGCCGTCGGAGTCCTGCTCCGTGACCAGGCGCTCCAGCGTCACCCAGTGCCTGAGGGTCCCCGCGTCCATCAGGCCATGCCCAGCCTGACGCGCAGCGGCCGCAGCAGCGACTCGGCCCCGTTGGGGAGCGCAAAGCGCTGGCCGACCGACGTGTCCTCGCGGTCCCTGTACCAGGAGCCGAGCGTGAGCATGACCGCCTGCCTGATCGCCGCCGGGACGCCGGGCGTGTCGGAGTCGGCCAGGTAGCCGGCGACGTAGGCGATCCTGATGTTCTTCGCCCCGCGCGGCCACTTGCCGACCGGCACCAGCTTCGCGAACTGGCCGAAGTCGTCCACCGTGTAATCGATGCCGACGTCCAGCGCCCCCGCGTCGCTGCTGCCAGAGCCGTAGGTCAGGCTGAGCACGTCGACGAAGGGCGCGTCGGGCAGGACGATTGAAATCTCGTCGCAAGGGAAGGCGTCCAGGGCCGCCTCGTACGTCCGCACGGCCAGGGAGAGCCCGAGGAAGTTCTCCGCGGCCTCCACGGCCGCGTCGAGGTACGCGAGCAGCAGGTCGTCGTCAGGGTGAGTCCCCTCGCCGTCGCTGTCGACGTCGATCGGGACCACCTCGCACTGCGCCCTGCACTCCTCGATGGTGAACAGGTGGTCCGTCGCCGGCCCCGTCACCCTTGACCTGATGACAGTCACTGCTCGCTCCCTGGCGGGACGTAGTCCTTGCCGTCGCGCCCGCGCTTGACAGCGAGCCTCCAGTCCCCGGAGCCGTCGCCGGGCGTCGCCGCCGTGTCGCACTGGGCTATCCACCACGAGCCGCCGTAGGTGACGCCGTCGCCGGCCTCGTACTTCTCGCCGAGCTTGTAGACGCCGCGGTCGAGCACGACCGCCATCTTGATCTCGTGCACCTGCACGCGGTCCTCCTGGCGGAACTTCAGGACCAGGACCCTGCCGGAGTTCTTGGACTCGGCGGAGAAGTCGTCGAGCGCGAAGCCCGGCAGCCCGTCCTTCGGCCTGGGGATCCTGTCCACCGCCCGCTGCAGGACGTCCGACGCGCGCCGCTCGAACTCCAGCTCCCAGCGGCTAACCTCGCCCTCGAGCAGCGGCTTCACGTCCTCTACCGTGACGCTCCTGCCGTCCGCGCCGTCCTTCGGCTTCGGCACCATCCGCATGACGCGCTCGAGCACCTCGGCCGCGATCTCGGCGGCGTTCGCGTCCTTGCCCGGCGGCGCCGGGGGGATGCCAGCGACCTGCTCCCTGACCTCGAGCTGCACCGCGGCGCGCAGGACCATCGGGTCGAAGTCCCTGCCGTCAGCGCCGTCCTCGCCGTCCCGCCCGTCGGCCGGCCTTGGGATGCCGTCGACCAGCCGCCTCACCATGCGCTCGACCTCCGCGGGGTCGACGCTCTTGCCATCCTGGGGCTTCGGGATCTCCGCCACCGCCCGCGCCACGTGGTGGGCCACCAGCCCCTCGACGTCGCTCGGGTCGACCGACTTCCCTGGCTCCCCGCGCTCGCCCTTCTCGGGAACCGGCACCCGCTCGAGCGTCTTCTGAATCAAGCCGGGCATCGCCGCGTCCACCGCCTTCTGCAGCATCTCGGGCAGCACGGCCCTGACGGTCTCGGAGACGAGGCTCGCGACCACCGCGGGGTCGGCGTCCTTCCCGGCCTCCCCGCGCTCGCCCCGCTCGCCCGGCTCCCCGCGGTCGCCCTTGGCGCCGCCCTCGCCGGCCTCCCCCCTCTCGCCCCTGGCCCCGTCCTTGCCGGCCGCGCCGTCCCTCGGCGCGGGTATGCGGTCAACGGCCTCGAGGACCTTGGCCAGCACCTCGGACTTGATCGCCTCCGCGTCGGCGTCCCTGCCCGGCGCGCCGTCCTTCGGCGCCGGCATGGCCCTCACGGCGCTGGCCGCGGCCTCGACGATCTGCGCCGCGACCGCGGCCGGGTCCACCGAGGCGCCGTCCTTCGGCCGCGGGATGGCGTCCACCGCCGCGCGTACCATCGACTCGACCTCGGCGCGGTCCACCGAGGTGCCGTCCCTGGGCCGCGGGATCGCCTCGACCGCCCTGCGGACAGCCGCCTCGACCGCCGCGGGGTCTGCGTCCTTGCCGTGCTCGCCGTCCTTCGGCTTCGGGAGCCCGTCGATCGCGCCCCTGACGAACTCGCGCAGGGTCGCCTCCATCGACTTGAACCGCTCAGCAATGTAGCCCTTGATCTGCTGCGAGACAGAGTCAGCGAGCGCGTCGATGTTCGACATCTTGGGTGTCCCCTTACTTTCTCGACGTCAGCGTGACGATCAGGTCGCGCCAGGCGTTGGCGTAGTGGCGCATCATGAAGGACTTCGCCTCGGGGTTTCGGCTCTCGATGCTCGGGTCCCAGCTGCCGGCCACGACGTGGTCGAAGTCGCAGGTGTAGGCGGCGTGAGGCGCGTTGGCAGCGCGCCAGTCCTTGTGCAGGTAGAGCGGGTACCACTCCGACAGCGGCGCCTTGTGCGTCGGGTCGCCGTAGAAGCAGGCGTGGTTCCAGTTCGGCGTCACGATCAGGGCCGTCGCCTTGGGCTTCATGACCCGGAAGAGCTCGTTGAAGAACGGCACCCGCTCGTCCCAGCTCAGGTGCTCGACGAAGTGGCTGGAGCGGACCTCGTCGACCGAGCTGTCCGCCAGCCACGGCAGGCCCTTCCTGACGTCGTGCACGTGCTTCTGCCCGAAGTCGATCGCGTCGACCCCCTCCCAACCCTCGGGCGTCGTCCTGCCGCAGCCGATGTCGAGCCGCAGCGGCGGCGGCGCCTGGCCCGCGTTCGGGTCTGGCAGCTCGACGGCGCGCAGCACGCTTCCCTTCGCCATTCTTTTTCTCCTTACCAGGTGAAGTCGGCAGGGCCGAACCTGCCCTCGAGGTCGTAGTGGCCGACCAAAACATCGCAGTCGACAGCGCAGCGGTAGCCGTGCTTGCGCGCGTCAGCCCAGAAGTAGAGGTCCTGCGTCGCGACGCCGCCCTCGGTCTGCGTCTTGAACCACGGCCGGCGCAGGTCGGGGTCCTTGAACATGTCGAGGCGCCAGAGGTTGAACCCCATCCCCGTGCCGCAGCACTCGACGAGCTCGCCCGCGCGCGGCGGCTGCGGGCGGAAGTTGGTCGTCGCGTCCCGCGGGTCGCCCCATATTTGCGGCACGCCGCCCTCGCC